GATGGACACAACCAGCTGGTGCTACATCCGTAGATGTTTTTATATGCGCAGGTGGTGGCGGTGGTATGGGTGACAGTGGCTCTGGCGGTGGTGGTGGTGGTTTAAGAGAAGCTACAGGAATTGCTGTAACAGGACCAGTTGCTGTAACAGTCGGTCAAGGCGGTGCTGGTGGAACAAATAGTGGAAACGCAGCTGGAACCAATTCAGTTTTTGCAACAACTTTCTCACCAAGTGAAGCTACTTATGTAGCAACAGGTGGTGGTAGAGCAGGAAGAGCTGCAACTGACGGAGGAGGACAAGGAGGATCAGGTGGTGGTTCATCTGGACCAACAGGTCAAGGAAACGTACCTCCATTTTCACCTCCTCAAGGAAATCCAGGAGGACAAACTCCAAATGGTCGAAGTGGTGGCGGCGGAGCTGGTAGCGCAGGATCAGGTGGATCAGCTGGTAGTGGAGCAACAACACCTTTAGCACCCGGTACAACTTTCTCTGCTGGAGGAGCTGGTGGAGCTGGTGGAAGTGCTGGTGGAGCAAACACAGGTAACGGAGGTCAAGGAAACGTACCTCATGGAGCTTATGGGGGATCAGGTGGATCAGGAAAAGTAGTTGTTCAAGTTCCCGCTGTTCCATTTAGTTTTTATGGACCAGGTATTTGGGACATGGAAGCACTTTATACTTATGTTAAATCTGACGAGTGGTCTTAATTTCAATCTTTACAATTTAATTTAAATCGATTATAGTCTGTTAATACAGCATGATTGGATTAACAAATTATTATTGGTGCTTTAAGGAAGAAATCCCTAAAAATGTTTGTGATGATATTGTAAAGTATGGAAACTCAAAAGTATTAGAACAAGGTTTAGTAGGAAACGAAGATGCACCACTTGATGATAATAAAATAAGAAAATCTGAAGTTTGTTTTTTAGATGATCAATGGATTTATGATCTAATAATACCTTATATAAAAAGAGCTAATAAAAATGCAGATTGGAATTTTGATTGGGATTGGTCTGAATCTATTCAATTTACAAAATATAAACCTGATGAATTTTATACTTGGCACGCTGACGATATGCCAGCACCTTTTGGCGAAAAATCTCATCCTAATTATAGAGGTAAAATTAGAAAACTGTCAGCAACTGTAAATCTTACAGACCCTAATAAATATACTGGTGGTGATTTTGAATTAGACCTTAGAAATAATACAGAGGGTAGACAAATTATTACTTTAGATGAAATAAAACCAAAAGGATCTATATTAGTATTTCCCTCTTTTGTGACTCATCAAGTAAGACCCATAAGAACTGGAGAAAGAAACTCATTAGTTATTTGGAATTTAGGGCCTCCATGGAAATAATAATTGTATTAGGGGGTGGAAGTGCTGGTTGTATGACGGCCTATACTTTAAAAAAACTATTTCCAGAAAAAGAAATAATAATGCTAGAGAGTAAATCAATTGCAACTATAGGTGTAGGAGAAAGTACACTAGGACAGATTAATCAATGGCTTTCTTTAGTTGGCATCGAGGACAAAGATTTTATGAAAGAGTGTAATGCTTCTTATAAATTAAGTATTCGGTTTCAAGATTTTTATAAGAAGGGTGATGGAGGATTTCATTTTCCTTTTGGTAGGCCAGATAAATCTAATACGATAGCAGATTTTAATGACTGGTATTTTAAAAAAATAATGTACCCTGAGACCCCTGTGTCTGATTTTGCTGACTCTTACTATCCAATAATGTCTTTAGTTAATCAAAATAAAATATTTGATTCAGGAAAAGAAAAAATAAATTTAGGTAGATATGATTTTAAATCAGATACGGGCTATCATTTTGACGCAACATTATTTGCTCAATTTCTTAAAAAAAAATTTAAACAAATAAAAGGAACTATTATTGAAGACGATGTGGTTGATATTAAAACTAATGAAGAAGGAATTGATTATCTACACACAAGTAAAAATGGAAAATTAAAAGCAGATCTTTTTATCGATTGCACCGGTTTTAAATCTCTACTACTAGGCAAAACTTTAAAGGAACCTTTTATAAGTTACGAAGATATCTTACCCAATAACTCAGCGTGGGCCACAAGAATACAATATAAAGATAAGAAAAAAGAATTAGTTCCTTATACAAACTGCACCGCTATTGAAAATGGTTGGGTATGGAATGTACCGCTGTGGAGTAGAATGGGAACAGGATATGCTTATTCAGACAAATATATTTCAGATGAAAATGCTCTTACACAGTTTAAAAAATATCTTAAAAGAGATGATTTAGATTTTAAACAGTTAAAAATGAAAATAGGTATTCATAAAAGATTGTTTGTAAAAAACGTCTGTGCAATAGGGTTAGCTGCAGGGTTTATAGAACCATTAGAAGGTAATGGACTTCTATCTGTTCATGAATTTTTGATAAAATTAGTAAGAGTTTTAAGTAGAGAAAGTGTATCTAATTTTACAAAAGAACAATTTAATTTATCTTGTATAAATTCCTTTAGATACTTTGCAGAATTTGTTGCTATTCATTATGCTCTTTCTGTTAGAACTGACACTCCTTATTGGAAAGCAATTCAAAAAAGAGAGTATGATTTAAAATCTTTGTATAAAACTACTGGCAGTATGTTTCAAGATTTAGTTTTCTGGAAATTTTCTAACTTCTCTTATGCTCCTGATGAAGGTGCGTCTTGTATATGCACAGGTATGAATTGGGGAGCTACGGATGAGTTTGCTTTAAAGTATGGTTTGCATTTAAGTAATCTTAAAAAAATGTATCCAATTTGGCAGTCATCTATTATTAATTTAGAAAAAAGAAAAAGACGATGGAATGATGCAACAAAGCATTGTTTATCTTTGTATGATTTTCTCAATAAAAATATATACCATGAAACAAATAAATAATTTACAAATATGCTTGTCTTAAAATTATTTCCTACTCCTGTTGCTGTCTTTGATTTTAAAGCTTTAAGTGAAGAAGAAACATCTATTATAGTTAATACACCTTCTGGTAATACTAAAAATACTTACTTAGAAAATGTTTCTTCTACTGATAAGAATATTTTAAAAAATGAAAAATTAAAAAGACTTAGAGAAGCTATACAAACGTGTATTGATAGATATAAAAATGAAGTTATGAGCTGTGGCGAAGAATTATATATGACTAATTCATGGGTTAATTTTTTACTTCCACAACAAAGACATCCTATGCATTATCATTCTAATAGTATTGTCTCAGGAGTTTATTATATTAAAACAGATGAGGAAACGCCTGATCTTGAACTTGAACACCCCAACACAAACCTATGGCGTCTAACTTGGAAAAGAAAAAAGTTTAGTCATGAAAATAATTTATCAACTTTTGTTAAAGCAAGAGATAACAGACTGGTTTTATTTCCTTCTACTATTTGGCATAGTGTAAATAAAAATTGTTCTTCAACAACAAGAGTTTCAATATCCTTTAATACTTTTTTAAGAGGAGATCTAGATTCTAATGATTATTTAGCGGAGTTGCCATTAAAATGAAACCCTTGGTAATAGATAGTTTAATTCCGGAAGTATATCAAAATGAATTAAAGCAAACGTTATCTCACATACCTTTGTACTATACATCAAGTATTGGATATGATGAAAATACTCCCCCTGCTGAGGGAATTAAATTTTTAGATAATATAGGTTTTAGTCATTCTTTAGTTATGCAGGGAAAAGAAAATTCTATAGATTGGGGATTGTTCAGACCTATTTTATATTTCTTTGCAGAAAAAACAAATGTTTTTGTTAAACAAATTTTGCGAGTACGACTAAGACTTACCTTTCAACATCCTGATAGAGAAAAATTTTTATTTAACAAGCCCCATACAGATTTGCCTGATCATAACGGACCGTATAAAACCCTGGTCTATTACATAAATAATTCAGATGGAGATACTTTTATTTTTGATAAATTTTTTAATAAAGAAGATTCTATAAATGTTTTAAAAGATATAGATAAAAAAATTATTTTACAACACACACCTAGGCAGGGAAGTGCAGTTTATTTTGACGGACATCAATATCACGCTGGTAATACTCCTATTAAATATAAGCACAGGTATGTTATTAACTTTGATTTTACAATATGAATGATTTTAATACTAATAATTATACGATTATAAAAAAAGCTATCTCTACCGAGATGACTCAATTTATTTATGATTATATTTGTTTAAGACGAAAAATAGCAAATTATTTATTTCAAAAAAAATTGATATCTCCTTTTACTCAACATTTTGGTAATTGGGGTGACGGACAAGTTGAGAATACTTATCATGTTTACGGAGATACAGTAATGGAAATACTTTTACTTAAAATAAAACCTTTAATAGAAAAGCAAATAGAGCAAGAGTTAATTGAAATGTATTCTTATTGTAGAATATATAAAAAAGACGATCTCTTAGATCGACATAAAGATAGAATGTCTTGTGAGATATCTACTACATTAAACTTAGGTGGAGATCCGTGGCCTATTTATTTAGACCCTACAAAAGGCAAAAATCAATCTGGTATAAAAATAGAACTAAACGCCGGAGACATGTTAATATACAGGGGATGTGTTCTTGAACATTGGAGGGAATCTTTTCAAGGCAACAACTGTGCTCAAGTATTTCTTCATTACAATATTAAAAATGAAGACTCAGAAAAAATTAAATATGATACAAGAGAATTTATAGGAGTACCTAGACTATGAGAACAATAACCTCTGTTAATTCCGGTGAGATATTTCCCTTTATTGTATCAGATAATTGGTATTCTTCTGAAGAAGAAAAATTAATTTGGAAAGAATTAAATTTTTATTATCAGCCAGATAATTTGGAACGAGCTGCTGATTTTTCAGCAAAAAAAGATGGGTTTAATCTAAGTAACAGCTGGAGAATATATCCTGATGCTATGTTTACTGAAAAATATAAAAACTTTTCTTCAATCATGTCAGCCACGGAAAAGTTTCAAGATAAAAAATTTAAAGATTTTATAAAAAAAGCTATGCCTCAGGGTATTCAATTTTGTCTTGCAAATAAAAAGTCTACTATAATCAGTTATTATGATGATGCTCAGGAATATAAAACCCATCATGACGATCCTCAGTTTACTGCTCTTATCTGGTTTTTTAAAGAACCTAAAAAATTTACAGGAGGAGATTTTATATTTACACAACCTGATATAAATGTTAAATGTAAACATAATCGTATGATATTATTTCCAAGTTATTATTTACATAAAGTTACTCCGGTTGTCCTGGATAAAGAATACAGAAATAAAGGACTAGGTAGATTTACCTTTACTCATTTTTATTGGAGTCATTCTTAATGTATACAAATAAATTTTTATTAGACAAAATATGTGACTGGTTTATAGATTTATATAAACGAAGTGATAATAAAAAACACGTTTTTAATGACAAAAAAGTTTTAAGACTTTATGATTTAATTGCAGAAGAAGATGATATAAAAAGAACTATTACTTTTATGAGTAGTCATATGGCTAAAGACTTTCCTACTAAACGTCTTTACATTAAAAATATTGAAGTTGTAGAATGGAATGAAGGTCAAAGTATGGATTGGCATAGAGATTATCCTTATTATGAAGGAACTTCTATAATATTTTTAAATGATGATTATGAAGGTGGAGAATTAATAACGGCCAGTGATCCATCTGATGCCATGAAACATACAAGATTAGTAC